GAGAACTTATCAGCGCACGCTTCTAACCATTGCATGGTCATTTCGTGGGTAGGCGCTTTGCCTTCATCCATTAACTTATTCTCCATTTTTAAATAAGCATAAATTTCAGCTTGTGCCTGTGCACTGTTTATACCCATATCGAAGAGATAAATCAAGTTTCCTTCGTCAATAACTCCACCTCTTGCACGGGCTGCATTTAGGGCCTGCTTCAAGCAAGTCATGACGTGGTACCTTGATTCTTCTTTCTCATACTCTTCCTCTGTGATGTCATCTTTACCTAGTTTCTTCAATATACTCTTATATTGATTGGTAAAGAAGTTCATCTTCCTAATGGCTCCAGATATAGAATTCTGTATATTGGACATATTTACCTTAATTTCCAGGATTTCTGTCTCTAGAGTCTCTCTTTCAAACTGGTCGTTGTATTTTCCATCTTCTAGCTCTTTTTCCTTTTTACGAAGCTCTATATCCTTTTTCATCATTTTAAGTTGAGCTTCCTCAAGTGCCATTCTAGTCTTATCTAATTCAGCCAATGTATGTTTAACTGATCTTATAGGAGTAATAGCTGTTACATCCAGCATTACACCCATAAACTGTGAATGAG